AGCTGCACGGTGGTCACGCCGGCCGATCCGGTCCCCACCGAACAGACTGTCCCTCCTCCGGCTGGAGCCATGAACCTCATCACTACATCCATGAAGAACAACGCTAAGAACAGCACCATCAGCACCAACAGCGTGGCCGCCACTGCGACCACCTCCCCCACGGCTAGCACCAAGCCCCGTACCTACTCGGACCTGCGTGCCGGCGTCAAGAAGCAGGAGGCGATGGACATCGTCCATGGCTACTCCTTCCCGGACCGCCCCTTCACCATCAAGGAGGTCCTCCTCGGTACCGGCATCAACCACTGGTATGTCAGCACCTACATCAAGACCAACGCTAAGGTGGTTGGAAACGCTCCCAAGCAGCCGGGCGAGCGCGGCAAGGTGGCTAAGTTGTACCAGCTCGAGAAGCGCGCCTAATGCGGCTGGATGGCTTCTAATGCCATCCTACGGGTGAAGTGGTTGGCTGCCTAAGTTGTTGGTGGCCAACCACTTCTGTTTTTGCTGGTAATCAACAACTTACACAATTCTTAGAGCTGTACATTTGCAGAGAACTTGCTAGGATATTGGCATGACGATGAAACCGACCCTCAACGAAGTCTTCTCCCAGCCGCTGACGGCCAACCAGATTCGTAGCGTCCAGGTCGCTCTGAAGGAGACTCGCGCCCTGCTGAACAAGGAGCTTCGGTACTCGCCTGACCTCCAGAATGGGGCCTACATGTCGTACCTGCTGAAGCACGAGCAGAACCTCATCGACCTTCTGGCGAAAAATAAGGTCGCCGGCTGACCATCAACAACTTAGGTAATTCTTCGAGATTTACTTTCCACTGTAATTTGCTAGGATATCCTCATGATGAAACTCACCACCAAGCTCCCTAACGGTCGTCTCAAGGTCAACAAGACTGCGGTCATCGAGCGCCTGATGAAGCTCCGGAAGGAGCGCAAGGGCGTCGAGATCCCCGGTCTCCTGCCGGTCTCCGAGCGCGAGGTTGTCGCTGAGGCTCGCGAGCTCAACCGGTACAACGCCGACAACTTCATCAACACGTCCGACGAATAATACTTCCATGAACTACGCACACATCACTGAAGAGTTCAGCCACGATATCCGCGACGCCTCGCTGGACGATACTCGTTTCATCTTCGAGGATCCCCACCAGGCGTGGTCTCCCCGGGCCCGTGTCCGGATCGAGCGCGAGAGCGACCTCGAGTACTACGACATCTCGGAGACCGTCTAACCATGAACTTCAACTCCTGGCAGCTCGTTGATTCGAGGGATATGACGGTCGAGGTTGGCGATGTGCTGACGGCCAAGGACGGCTCGGTTTACGAGGTCTTGTCCGGCCGTCAGCCTTCCAGCCAAGAACCGCACGGCACAGTGGTCGTTACATCGGCCCATGACGGGACGGTCATGACCACTACTCCGTGGACTTTTTTCTGCCGCTGGGTACATCAGGTATGAACCTCGACATCGACATCGTCGGTGGCACTCGGCTGCAGAAACAGCTCATCCGTAGTGCCTCCAAATTCTACCTGCACATGCTGGGTTGCTCTGGCGCTATCCTCCTGACCATCAGGCTGAAAAAGGACTTCTTCAAGAAGTACGGTGCCAAGGCCGACTGCATGATGTTTGAGTGGGATGAAGACTATGTCGAGTTCGAGATCCGAATCGATGCCGGGATGAACATTCCGGCTATTCTCCGCTGTCTGGCCCATGAGACAGTTCATGTCCAGCAGTACTACTCAAAGCGCATGGTGGACGGTGAAAATTACCACGAGGTCCTCTGGAACAAGAAGAAGATCGATACTCGGAATTATGGGTACTACGACCTGCCGTGGGAGGTTGAGGCATACAGCAAGGAGACCGGTCTGTACGAGCTCTTCGTAGCAGCCAAGAGGATGTCCGGCAAGCGCTGGTACAAGGACTACGATTTTGCATAGCATCTGGGCGGTATAAATAGGAAAACCGCCCATATGGAGAACATCTTCGAACAGACACCCGATCAACCGCAGCAGTTAAAGCATATCCACCATGCTGAAGATCGTCCGATCCTCCATGGCAAGTCCGGGTTTGAGCATGCCCATTCTGCTCTGACCCATGCCCACGAACACATGGCTGCAGGGAAGCACGATTCTTCCCTGACCATGAAGTACGATGGTTCCCCTTCGATCGTGTTCGGCCATCATCCGACGACGAAGAAGTTCTTTGTGGCAACCAAGTCGGCATTCAACAAGAATCCGAAGGTCAACTATTCAGAGTCGGACATTGAGGCGAACCACGGTCATGCTCCCGGTCTGGTCCACAAGCTCAAGGCAGCACTGCATCACCTTCCTAAGGTTGCCCCGAAGTCTGGAGTCTACCAGGGAGATCTTCTCCACACTCCAGAAGATCACGTGAAGCATAAGGGTGGATCAGTTTCGTTCACACCGAACACGATCACGTACACCGCTCACAGTGACGAGGCAGCAAAGGTTGCAAAGTCCAAGGTCGGAGTTGTGGTGCATCAGCAGTACCATCCGCACTCAACCCATGCCGGCCTGGAGCACATGTCGGTCAGTCCGCATCCTGATACTCACAACTTCGGATCGCATCCGGACGTGCACCTGAAGACTGCCGAGCACGATACCTCCAAGGTAGAGTATCCAAAGGCCGATCAGTCTTCCTTCAAGAAGCACATGGATGCTGCAAAGAAGCTGCATTCCAAGGGTGGAGCGAAGATGTACTCTGCGGTGACTCCGCACTCTGGTGAAGCTGGCCACCTGTCAACGTACATCAACCACACCGTCCGTACTGGAGAGACGCCTTCCGTGAAGGGACTCCAGAACCACATCACTGCGCAGCACGAGAAGCTGGCCAGCAAGGTCAAGACTCCGGCTTCGGCCGACAAGAAGCGTCAGGCTGGTGCTCAGCACGTGGCACACATCCAGAAGAACTCCGAGCATTATTCTAACTTGCTCTCGATGCACCATCACCTCCAGCAGGCAAAGAACGTGCTGGTGAAGAATCTGGAGAAGCACGAAGGCGGTCTGGAGCACCACATCTCTGGACAGAAGTCCAAGCCAGAAGGTTTCGTCGTCAACCACAAGTTCGGAAGCCACGAAGAGCCGACCAAGCTGGTCAACCGTGCAGAATTTGCCAAGGCCAACTTCCTCAAAACTCGCGGATAATCCTATGCTCTCCTTCAAAGAATTTGTCGAACTACAGGAAAAAGAAGAAGCTGAAGCAGCGTCGGTCGAGGAGGCTGCTGTAGACGCCAAGGGTCACAAGAGCTCCACTGGAGGTCTCACTCAGAAGGGACGCGACCACTACAACCGAAAGACCGGTGGTAATCTGAAGGCTCCGGTGACGACCGCCCCGTCGAAGCTCAAGAAGGGAAGCAAGGCGTACAACCGCCGCAAGTCATTCTGCGCTAGAATGTCTGGTGTAGAAGGTCCGATGAAGAAACCTAATGGAGAGCCTACTCGCAAGGCCCTCGCACTCAAGAAGTGGAACTGTTAATGAAGACATTTGCGCAGTTTCTTGCGGAAAGCGCCGAACATGGCACTCTTCATTCGTTTGATGTTGACGAGACTCTGTTCAAGACTAATGCAAAGGTTCACGTTATGCGCGGCAATAAGCGCGTAGCTTCTCTGAGCAATGCCGAATACAACAGTCATAAGTTAGCGCCGGGACATCATTACGACTATAGTGAATTCAAAGACTCTAAAAAGTTCCATGACGAGTCTCATCCTATTCATCGGATGTTAGCAAAAGTAAAAGCGATTCACCGCAATATCAAGGATTCGCCGCACCACAAAATCATCATCAACACTGCCAGAAGTGATATGGATAACAGAGATACATATCTCTCCAAGTTTAAGAAACACGGTCTGCCAATCCACGACATTCACGTTCATCGTGCAGGAAACGATAAAAGTCAGGTGAGTGTAGCCGAAAAGAAAGCAAAGGTTATTGATCAGCATATTGCGAAGAATAAGTACAAGAACGTACACGTCTACGATGACAGCACAGAAAATCTAGACCACTCTTTAGGCTTAGAGAAAAAACACCCGAATACAAAAATCCATGCTTGGCACGTACAGCATGATGGAAGTATCAAACGATACCACTCTAAAACCGAATGAAATCTTTCAAGACATTTCTCAAGGAGTCTGCTGTCAAGGCACATCATGTGCTTGCGTTCGGTCGCATGAACCCGATCACGAACGGGCACGAAGCGCTGGTCAACAAGGTGCACGAGGTGGCAAAGGAACACGGCGCTAGCCACAGCATAGTTTTATCGCATTCTCACGATCCAAAGAAGAATCCGCTCACTTCCGAGCAGAAGCTGAAGCACGCCAAGCGGGCCTTTCCGGATACCAATGTCAGCACATCATCTTCAAGCAAGCCGTCCATTCTGCATCAGGCAGTAGACCTCCACAAGCAGGGGGTGGAACATCTGCACGTCGTGGCCGGTTCAGATCGCAAGGAAGAGATGCACAATCTTCTTCACCGTTACAACGGAAAGAAAATGGATCACGGTACGTATCACTTCAAGTCCATCGATGTTCACTCGTCAGGCGAACGTGATCCTGATGCAGAAGGTACTAGCGGAATGTCAGCCAGCAAGATGCGTGCCCACGCCGCGGCCGGCGAGAAGAAGGAATTCCACGCTGGAGCCCCATCTAAGATGTCCAAGACCCATCGTGACGAGATGTATCACGACGTCCGCAAGGGGATGGGAATGGCCTGATCAGGCGTAGTTCGCGATCAGGTCTCCTAACAACTTACCCTTTTCGATATAGTTTCTGACGTACGGAGTACCGTCAGATTTGTTTTCGATCTTAGTTCTGATCTCTAGCAGTACCCCTGTAGACCGGTCTCCGATTACGATCTTGGGTTTCTCTCCAGAGCTGACGATATCGGCTCGGAGCTCTTTGATCTGGAGGATGGCCTTCTTCAGACCATCGAAGTTGTAAACCTTCGCTTCCTTTCGATTCAGCTGGACTAGCGTTACGTCCTTCTCGTTAAGGGTCGCAAAGTGTATGATGCCTTCACCCAGGTCGTCCAGAAACTTTGCTCTGGAGGTTTCTGTTGATAGCTTGTTGTTAATCTCTCTGGCGACGTAGTTGTAGACCTTGAAAATTGCGTCAAATGTCTTCTTTTCGGAAAGAAGCTGAGTGTACTCCCTTTCCAAGAACTTGACGTCTATCTTCAGAAGCTTCTCCCACAGGATCTCTTGCTTATCGAATTCAGCACCGCTAACCTGGCCGAACTGTTTGACGTCTCCGGCCTTCAGGGAGACATTGATGTCCGTGTGCTGCTTATCTACCAGAACTCTGACGTCCACCTTGGTACTCCTCTGACCACCGAGCCCGTCAGATATGACCTCGATGAAATTGTACATGTTATTGTTGTACAGGAGATCTCCCCATTCCCGAACCGTTTTGCCGTTTGCGTACTTGGCTGCTGATTCAAATAGGTCTGATAGCGGAGTGAAATTCTTAGGATCGCACAGCGCATCCATATTAGGCTTAGCCAAAGACAGGTAGAATCTGACATCGTCCACGATCTTTG